CATATTATTTCTCAGATAAGAACTAATTGCTCCTTTTCTAATAATCATATCATTTGGATTGATATAATTATGAATAGTTTGAATTAAAGATGAAATTTCGATTTTGTTGAAGAAATGACCTATAGAATCTAGCATTTTAAATCTGTTCTCTTCTGCATATATCTGGCAAAAAATCATGTCAAACAAATAACCGAAAATATCTTCTCCTTCAAGATATTCCATTTCATTTGACTTAACATTATCTAAACCAAGATCTTTTTTCAACTGGTCAATCTTTGCCTGATATTGTGTTTTATCTTCCGAGCCTTTGATCTTTGCTATTCCTTCTTTTAGATCATCGTATCTCTTCTTTAAGATATTTCCATGAGCACGTTTTTGCCAATACTCACAAACTTTCTTTCCGAGATATCTTGAACCAGAGTGAATGGTTAACCAGACGTTGTTTTCTTCGTCTGTTCCCATTTCAATAAAATGATTACCACCACCAAGAGTTCCCAAAGATCTAGCAATATATATTGGATCAATATTAATACTCTTACATCTTTGGATAAAATAATCATAATTATAATCTGGAAACTCAATGGTTTTTCCATACTTTTTTTCCCATTGTTTTGCAAATACAGCAATACTTCTTGTTACAAGAACCCACGGAAATTCTTTCATGTTAAAAGGTTTATCATGAATATTGAAACCAAATGGAATTTTTTCTCTGATAAAATCATCAAGCTTTTGAAGATCTAAATCTTCTTTTTTCATGTTTGAAAATTTTGCTGAAAGCATACCACAATTATGAACAAATACTCCAGCAGATATTGCAAAATTATGATATTTTTCAACCTGTAAACAATAAACATCTTCTTTTTGAGGTATTGAAGTTACAAATAGAACTTTATGATTATTTGTACAATTTTTAGTATGTCTTGTATAGCCACCCTTTCCTTTAATTTGCCTTCCGCAGTTATTACATGTAAATATAGTATTATTATTTATTTTATTAAATTCTACAAAATATTTTGCACCCCTTTTTCCATTATCTTTAATTTTTTCTTTCCATTCTTTATTATTGTTTTGCATATATGTTTTAATATTATTTGTAGCAACTAGTTTTTTCTTTTCAGAAAATTTCGGATCATAAAATCCATTTTCTTTTAATTTCTTAATTCTTTTCTGCTTAAATTCATCTGTTGCCATATAATTTCTTTTCTTTGCATGGTCAGACGAGTGTTTATTTTTATTTACATATTCTAAGTTTGATGGATCATTGTTGAACCATAGTTGATCTATATGGTGTGCATATTCATTTTCTTTTCTTTTTCCTAAAAAATATTCAGATACTATATCGTGAGTACATCTTGCTTTTTGTTTAATAGATCTTATCACTTCGTATCCATCTCTAGTTTGATAAGATCTATATAATGGCATTAAACTATCTTTTGGATTTAAGTCTTTTGCTTCTTTATAATCTCCGTTTATAAGCATAAATTTCTGATCTGGAGTACATTTAATTATATCACCACCGCTAATTGCAACAATTACTAACTCTGTATTAGTTCTTGTTTTTAAAGCTTTTGCTTTTCCTGGAACAATATGTCCATTTTCATTCATAGAATATACATAAAATTCTTTACCAATAAGATCACCAATTTCATATTGTATTCCATTAAGAAGTGGAATCTTTGTATCTTTTGTAAAACAACCAATATCCACACCGATTACATTTGGAATTACTTTGTCTGTTAAAGGCATTGTAAATCCAATTACGGCACCTTTTCCAGCATGAGTATCTGGCATGATGGCTACTGGATTTACAAATGCTGGATGGTTTAGAAAGTTTGTGATTTGAGATATGCATTCTGGTTCTACTATATCTATCATCACCTTTGCCGTAGTGTATTTACCCTTGATTTCAAACATTTATTACTCCTCATTTTCTTTCAATAGTGCTGTTAATGAATTAACTAGCATATTTCTAACTTCTTCTACCTTTTTAATCTTTTTATGATATTCTTCAATATTCTGTTTTATTATTTGAAAATAATCAGGTAGATATCCACCATATAAATCCATACAACCAATAAGTTTCCATATCTCTAAAAAGAGATTTTGAACTTCAGGAGGAAGTTTTTTTGCAGCATACTTTACATTTTTTGTTGTTGGAATTTTTTTTCCATCAACAATAAAATATTGTCTCTTTTTCATCTCAATCTCCTGCTTTTAATTCTACCTTTGAAGAAAATGCCCTTGCTTCTTCTGTATAATGATATTTCATTTCAGTTACAGATACTAGTTGAAATATTCTTTCTCCATTGACAGATGTAATTTCAACTGGCGCTTCCTCATCACATTTTTGAAGTAACTCAATTAGTTGTTTTACTTTCATTTTTCTTCTCCAATTTTATTTTTACATCTTTAATAACAAGTTCTATATCTACATCATAATCCCCATCACGAGGATCAACTTTCAGTCTTGTGATATGATATCTTTCTTTTATGTCTTTAACTATTTTATCTTTTAACTCTTTCATCCCGTTACATTCTTCTGAGTAATCACCATTGTAAAGTTCATAAAACATTATATTATACCCTTGAAGGGTGGGTCTATTTCAACCCACCCTTTTTGTCTTTTAAAGTTTTTCTCTCTTCTCTTTATATTCAACACATTTTTCATAAAGAGAATTACATTTCCGTTCTGCTAGTTCCACTTTTGGATTGATATAAGAAGCAAGACTATGACCACAATCATATTTATCTCGCATACAATTGTAGAAATAATATGCTCTTCTCAATCTCAACTTGTAAAACATTTCACATATCCAATACCAGATCTTCATGTTATCCTCCTATAACTCAAATGGGCAACATGCAGGATCTTTAAGAAGTTGTTCTCTGAATTTCTTGAAAATATCAGAGTTATTCCAGACCTCTTTAATGGTCTTTCCTTCAAGAGGAATTCCATACTCACTCCCTCCAAATGAGCATGGAATCATCCTCATATCAGGAGAAATATACATAGACATTCTTGCCCCCTCACAAGTGTCCATGCTTTCTTCCTCCCTCCTGGTCAAATGAACACCAGATTTCTTGACCTTGTTGACAAGACATGAATCCATACCAAGCTTGAAATTCATTTTTCTTGTCAGTCTCAATACAGCAAGTTTTTTGTCAAAAATACCATGACAGAAAGCTTTTAGACCATCTGTATTGATAATCCAGTCAAGATTCTTTGCTCGCCCTTGTGGTTTGAAAAGGAGAAACACTATTGCATTGAGTTTCTCAGTGTTTACCCTTCCCGCCCACATATCATCACCTAATAGAATTCCTATTGCTTTTAGAAAAGTTTTCTTTGACAATAGAAAATGAATATTGGTTTTGATTCCGGCATTGATAAATCTGTTGATAGCTGAATATGTATAATCTTGTTCATAATCAGAAACAGCTACTGCACCACACATCTTTGAGATTTCAATCTGCTCATCTGTCAGATTTAATCCACTCGTAGTGTAGTTTGGAATAATGTCATTCTTGATACAATATTCAACTATTTCCTTGAAGTTTTCGTGTTCGTTTGGTGAACCACGACCACCGAGAGCAATCTGGTTTACGTATTCCTTACTCTCGTCAACGATTCTCTTGAAGTTTTCAAGAGACATGTTTGGTTTTTGGTCATCTCCTTGATAACAAAACTCACAACGATTACTACAATGCCCCATGATACCAATATCCATAAGACTTGGGTAGTAGAGAGAAAATGGATCTGGATGACCATTGATTCCTTCAAGTTCTTCCCTTCCAGTTGCCATATTGAAAGTAATTTTGTATCTGTCTGTCTCAACTTTCTTAATTCTTGGTTCTACAGAAGAGGTAATAACATATTGTTTTTCGTCAGGCATTTTCCATTCCTTTCAAATATGTTTTGTTTATACTGATACAAAGAGAATCAACTCCAAGAGAGTTTGGTTTATCCGGTAATTTAGATGTTTTATAGTACATCTCAAATTTCTCTTCATAAACTTCCATTTCTCTGTATAGCTGATCGTATGATAATGCACCACTTCTTATTTCTAGTAGATATTTTGCATCAGGTCTAGGAAATGTAATTGTTCCATTTAAAAGTAACTCTTCTCCTTCAGAAATCAATCTGATTAAATGTGATGCATGTTTTGTATCATATCCAAATTTCTCTTCTAGTTTTGCTCTTTCTGGATTTCTATTTTTCTTCCAGGTTTGATAACTATCCCACTCCCTTCTAGCATTTTTATATGCTTTGTTTTTAGTTACCAGTTTCATTAGATCTTCAGAAACTATTATATGATTTGGTTGAGATTGTAAAGACTCAAACGCACCAAGATCATCATCAGACATTCTAGTTTCTCTTGAAAGACCATAATCTTCTGGAGCAGGTTCTTTTAAAGGTGGGTGTAATAACCAGTTACGATGGGTTTTAATTCTTTTGAATTGACTGTGAGCATAACCAAGAAAAGTGTATTTGGCTTTTTTTGACAAAAATAAATTTCTGTTTTGGTGAATGAGTAACCATTCATCTGTTGCAACTTCCCACATTTTTTCCGGGACAAAAAGAAGTTCAATGATATTAGGATTGCTATCTAGAGCAAGATGCAAGAATTTCCTAATCTCAAAATATGTTTCATCATTCTTTTTGTCTTCGTATTGTTCAGTTGATAAAAGACATCCATAGAAGTATCTTTCATCTGGAATAAAAACACCTCTATAATCTATGTCTGATAGTGGGGTATTGGTTCCATATAAATGACTACCCGCTTTGCACTTGAAAATAAGTTTAAAGCTATTAGGCAGTTCAATCATTTTAATCCTCTTCTCTAAATTCAATTCCAAATTTCTTACAATCTACACCTTTCCATTCTGCTAAAGCTTTTTTTGTTGTTTCTCCGTTTGTATTTATCCAGCAATCAGTTTCTCTGGCATGCTGTGGTCTAACAGGATATATTTTACACTCTTTTTTCTTCTTGTCGAAAAATACACAATATCCTGTGTCATAAGTTCTATCCGAATCAATGAATGTTCCTGTTATGTCGAGTTGTGTTTCTTTGGCGGGAAAAATAAATTTATTCATCCAGTCATATGAATCACAAACGAAATATTTTTCAACCATTTCGTTTACTTTCATTTTTAGAAACTTTGCAATTTCTTTAAGTTCTTCTGGTGTTGGAATACATGGTCTCATTCCACAACAATATCCACATTTAAGGCATTCTTCTTTTTTGAGATCTAAAGCTCGTTTTCCTTGAAGTTTTTTTAGCCATGCATCATACGACATTGCTCTGGATAACCACCTCATTTTTTATTCCCTTTCTTAACTTTCTTAAATCCTTCTTCTATTGCTGAGTGAATTTTTCTTAGAATCTTTTTTCCTGTTTCTTCTCTACCTGTAAACGAAATATTATCATCATCAAAATCAAATTTTCTATATAAAACTTGCTTTTCGTATCTTGTAAGAACTGAATGTATTGCTGTAAAACAACCAATAATATTACGAAATTCCAAGACACCAAATGGACAAACTTCGCATAATTTTGTACTATAGTTAGTTAAGAGTAATGCATTGTCACAAAATATACATCTCGCATTATTTTTGTATTCCATATAATCATAGTAAGTATTTTCTACTTTCTTAAATCTTTTTGGATCAAATCTTTTTAGAAGTTTTTCATACTCTTTTTCCGTAAGATAAATATCTTTTCCCTTAATCTTTGCATATCTCATTTCTTAAATTTCCTTTCTTCTTTGATTATTGTTAAGATTCCATTTTCACTTTTTGAAATTCTATAATCTATTGATATAATTCCTGTTATACGATATGATTCTAATAAAAATGATCTATTTTTTAAATAGTTAATATTTTCTTCTATTAAATCATATGCATCATTTAAAGTTTCTGCGTCTCCTAATAATGTTGTGCACTTTTCATATACCTGTGTAAATTGTATATATGCAATACTTATTTTTTCAACTATAAATAATTCTTTACTTCTATTTCTTAGTTTCTCTCCTAGTTCTTTAGATATTACAAGTTCTTCCATTTTCATGCTTAAAATTTCACCTTTCTATTACTTCATACCTTCCGGATGAAGTTTCTATTTTTTAGATAACTTCATCCGGAAGGATTCTTACTTAAAACTCTAAGCGAACTGCATTGGTTTTTCTGCAATGGTTTAATTCCTCCAGAACTAATTTTTCGAGTGACTCCTTATTATTTAGTTCTGGATTTTCAACTACTTTATCTAAAATAAAAGTTAACATTTTTCCAACTTCTCTACCAGGTTTTAATCCAGTAAGATTCATTATATCATTCCCATTTAAAGCTAAATGGGAAAAAGAAGATACCGGATTTTTTCTTTCTACTTCCGTTTTAAACGCTTTATAAAGATTGTACACATCTCGTAGACCATAATAGCGATTTGTTTTGAAATTCCCCCTACGATCACTCACAGAAAGCCTGAGTAGACTTTTATAAGGGATTCCTGCATCATTGAGCATCACCAATGTTCTTCTAACTGATTTTGGTGATAATCTCTCGTATGAAATCCTCATATGAAGTCTAATCAAGTTTGAAATAAAGGAAATATCCTTATTTGAGAATCTCAAAATTTTAAGTTCTTTTTCTACTTGGTCTGCACCAACACTCTCGTGATCCTTGAACCAAACGTCGTTTGTTCTAGGATTGATTTCACATGCAATTGGTTTTCCAACATCATGTAAATATGAAGCTAATTTGATTAATGGATACTTCGTTGAAACACTATCTCCAGACATCATGTTATGATAAAATACATCTTCAACATGATATGGACCGTGTTCGTGATTCCAACATTCTGCTAGAGATGGAAAAATGAACTCAAGAACACCAATATCCCATAATGCCTTGAAGAATACTGATGCCTTCTTGATTTTCATTGCCTTCATGATTTCGAGTTTTATTCTCTCCTTATCCACATGCTCAGGAACATACATGGAATAGAAAAGAAGAGCTCTAAAGGTCTCGTCCTCAAAAGTTCCATCAATTTGAGCCAGGAATCTACAAGCTCTAATAATTCGATTTGGGTCTTCATATATTCTGAATTTTGCTTCCCCAACGAATCTGATAATTCTGTTTTTGAGATCTTCCTTTCCATTGACATAATCAATAATCCTTTCTTCAAATGGATCATATGCCATTGCGTTTATTGTTAGATCTCTTCTTAATACGTCTTCTTCAAGAGTTTTTGCTGGTTTGATTATTACATCGTGAGCATCAAATCCTTTGTATGTATCTGTCCGATAAGTAGCCACTTCAATTCCATCAATAAAAGAAACCAAAAAAGATTTTCCTTCTGCCTTATAAGTTGCATCTTTGAAAATTTCTTTAATCTCTTCCGGAGATGCAGAAGTAGCTATATCCTTATCTTTGGGTTTTAATCCCATTAACATGTCTCGGACTGCTCCACCGACAATATATGCTTCAAATCCTTTCTTTCTGAGTCTCTCAATAATTTGCTCAGCAGTCATTTTATCCTCTACTTTTAAATCGTTTAAATGAATCACTAATAGTTAAAGTTTCTGAGAAAGAATCTTTAATAAAGATAAATTCCACCTTGTCAAGAATTTCTTCTTTTTCTAATCTATCTTTAATAGTTTCCATAAAACTTTCTGCTTTTTCACAAGTAAAAGTTTTACTTATGTATAGATAAACTTTGAACTCTGTAACTTCACCGTGAGTTTTATCTTTACATTTTATATCGAACTTAAATATTATTTTGTATTTTTTAAATGTATACCCAAGTTGTTTTATTTTACATTTTAAACCAAACCATGAGTATGTTTTTTCTTCTTCTGTAATTTTTTCTCCTTCCTCTAAAGGATCTTTCTCTGCAATGTATGAAGTCCATGCTTCTCTCAAATGAGTAGAATTTGGAAATAGTTTTTTCGCTTCTTCTATGAACATTTCTTTAAACCATTCATATGTCATTAGTTTCTTCATGCTCGATTCCACCTCTTTGGATTCTTCATTAGTTCTCTATAATGTTTATTTCTTTGAATTTCCACAGCTGACTCTTCAAATAATTCCATTGGAGTTCCTGGATTTCCAATACACCTACATTCTGCTGAATGATGTTCTGGAGATAACTGTGGACAAACCATATTACACACACTACATAGATACCAATTTTGTTTCATTTGAACACCCCTGCAAATAATTGGACTGTCAAAATCAAAACACATGTATGTAAAAACTGGTCAAATCCAATGGTTGAAAAAAACGCATGAATTTTATTGTTTGTATAGTAATATGTCGTAATTTTACTTGTTATACCATCTATAATAAGATGAGCACTCCCATTTACGATTGCAATTTTAGCTGCCATTTCTAAATCTATAGCAACTAATAAGATAACCATAACACAGGTGTAAATTATACAATGCTCAACCAACGCGTTAAGATCCTTACTTTTTCTTTCTGCTATCTTTCTTGATTGAAAAAGAAAGTCAGCAACCCAATGACAGAAAAAAACATAAATCAATGTTGTCATATTTATCCTTTTCTAAATGTATGGAGGAATATGTAATACATCTTCAAATGTAGAAGTATCACTACTATAAAAATTGAAATAAACATATGCTTTAGCATATATAAAATCATATCTCAATGGGGTTGCTTTTGATATAGACTCAATTGTTTTTGCTGCTGTCCAATCAAGATCAATCCATTCTCCATCAGATTCTCTTTTATATGCTGTCCACATATGTCCAGAATAATGACTAAATACTAACTTTCCTTTTACACTTTTATAGTTTCTTGTAATTCCCCCATAAGTTCTTATATTTTCTGGTTTAACTCCAACATGAAGGAGCATTGAATGAATGAGAAATGCACCATCCTCACAATCCCCATGTAGAGTTCTAAATGATTCGTTTGCTGGAACCCAATAGTCAAATTTATCATAGAGTTCAAAATCATCAACATATCTGAAGTTTCTAGTTACCCAATTATATATTTTGGTAACTTTTTCATCTTCTGATTTCGACTCTCCTATGATTATATTTGACAGTACTGACAAATTATCAGTCGGATATGAAAGGTAATGTTGATAGTTAATATCATCAAACCAGCAAAAATTCGATGCATATTTTAATTCTACTCCTTGGTGAGAAGATAGTATAAATAGCATTAAACATGCAAGTGCTGTTACTGGTTTACATCTGTCTGGTTGCCTTGTCCAAAACGGAATGCGGGGAAGAAGTTTTTTCTCCCCCTTTGGATCGAAAAAAGCATCTATAAAAATAAATAGATATCATACACATAACAGGAATAAGTGTATAGAAACAAATTCTTAGTGCAAACGAGACTATTTTTACGTTTTTTGGTTCAGTCATTCCTGCTAAATATAATCCAAATGAAATTGTATATACAAATGAAATTATAAGCCAGCAAAGGAATGTCAAAGCATTTTTGTAACGATTTTTTTCTGTTATAGCTAGAAATGCAGATGATAGGATAAGAACCAAAAAAAGCGGAATACCGATAGTAAGATCCATTTTCTCCTCCCATAAACTTTTAAAATGTATAATTCCTTCTTTCTTATTTCACTAATTAATATATATAGTTTTCAATACTAATCTGTATCTTTTTTTAGAACAAATTATAAATTAATGTGTTCATCTTACGATAAATTATTTAAACATATGGAGAATTTATGCGGAATTTGGATAAGTACTTAGAACAAATTCAAAATAACGAATCCATATTTCCTATTGATTCATACCATACTGGCTTACCAGTTCAAAAAAGGATTAAGCCAACATATGTAGATGAAGAAGGAAATGTTATTCAACGACAAAAATTACTAGTAGATTTTGACGGAACTATCCACAAATACTCAAGAGGGTGGGCAGATGGGACTATTTATGATGGTCCATTTGAAGATGCTGCCAGAGCAATAAATGAGTTAAAAGATAGATACGAAATAATAATATTTTCTACCAGAGCTTCATGCAAAGAGAATTCTAATTGTCAGCAACAAATTACTAATATGAAACAATGGTTAGATAAATATGGAATTTATTATGATGATATTACTTCAGAAAAGATTGGTGCTTTTAGAATGATAGATGATTTAGCTATACCATTTAAAGGTAGTTGGGATGACGTGTTACAGGAAATCGACATAGCAGAAGAAGAATAACAAAAGTAATTTTGGAGGAAATTTGGAATGAAAACTTCATTCAAGAATCTAACAAGCAACCTGTTAACTAGAAAATTTGGTGGAACTACTGTTGGGGTTGCAGATCCTTATGTAACTGGATATCATTTTATATGGTTTGATAGACTACCATCCGCTCTTGCTACATATACTAGGCAGGGACCAAGTGGTTTAGATAGCATTGGTGATATTCAAAAAATCCTTGCAGCTTCATGTCTTTCAGTTACTCCTCCTGGTGGAACTCTTGCTAAAGTCGAGTTTACAGGACTGGGTGGTATTAAATGGGCAGTTCCTGGTAACATCGACTATGGTAACTCAGTTTCTGTAAAATTCTTGGAGTTCAGCAAGACCCCAATTCTTGACATTATGCATAGCTGGGTCAAGATGATTAGAGACTATAGAACAGGTGTTACTGAACTAGAGGATACAGATGAGGGTATCGGATACAGCAACAGGACTTATGCAGCAACTTTATTCTATTGGACTACAGCTCCAGATGCAATGACAGTTGAATATTATGCTGCATATGATGGTGTATTCCCAACAAAAGATCCTCAAGATCTATTCTCAAGTGATGTTGAAACAATTGGTAAATTGGATATTGAAATTGAGTTCAACTGTGATTATCCATGGCATGAACCTTGGGTTAAGAGTAAGATTGAAAATAACTACATTCCTGCTCTTATTGCTTCAAGGGATACTGTTAATAGTTATTCTATCTAAGGAGACAAATATATGAAGGAATTAAGATGGTTAGCTGAGTATGTTGTAGAATTCTCAGATATGTCTGATTTTGCAAAAGAGATTGCTCTTGACTTTATTTCAGAGGCAGATGAAACACAACTAAAAGTTCTTTTAATGGATGGAATGTTAGTGTTAGATGCCGATAAAAAATTGGTTGAGAGCGAGTTTAAAAAATCCAATCTTCCAGTACTATTAGAGTATGAAACATCTGGAAGAAAAACTGCAATGTCTGTTGCTGGATTAACTATTGGTCTTGGACCTGTTTGGTGGGCAGTATATCGTGCAATTAGATCTGCATTTGATAAATGTACAGAGAAGTGTGGTACATTCAAAATCAATAACCGAGAAAGACAAGTATGTATGCAAAAATGTAAAGAGGAGAGAGATAAAAAAATAGCAAATTTAAAAGCCAAAGCTAAGATGAGTAAAAAGAAATAGCTATTAAAACAAGAAATAGAAAGGAGATATATCAATGTTCAAAGGTTTTAATCTTAAGTATCCTGAGTACGAAGTCATAACACCACAAACAAAATTGTCATTTACTGTTAGATCCTTGAATGTTCAAGAGGAAGAAAGACTAAAAGGGAGTCTTCTCACACCTCAAAAAATTACTGAGCACTTAAATAAGTGTTTATATGAATCTCTGGTTACCAAACCAGAAGTTATTAAAGATTTTAAAACATTCCTTGAAAATGTTACTCTGAAAGATAGGGATGCTCTTTTATATGGTCTCTACCATATTACATACGAAGAAATTAGAAATTATGACATTAAGTGTGGAAACTGTAGAAAAGATTATCCTGTTACAGTAAAAGCTTCAAGTACATTTAATGCTAATCCTTATCCAGAAGAAGATGATATAAGAAAGAAGAAGATTTTGATTAATCTTCCTGTTTCAAAAGGTGTTAAAGCATATTTGAAACAACCTGTTCTTCTTGATGAAGTTGAAGCAATAAAGAATCTTTCTGCTGCTCCAGGTCTCACTATTGATAATATTGTTGAAACACTTATTATTGATAGATTTGAACAGGATGTTGAAGCAGCAGTTGAGCCTGTTGTCTGGACAGATAGAAATGATATTATTGATGCATATAGAAGTCTTCCAGCAAAAGATAAAAGATCTATTTACGAAAAATATAATGAAGAATTTGGTAAATATAATATCGAGTTAAAAATGAAAACATTTTGTATTCATTGTGGAAATGAAGAGACAATTAATATTGATCTAGTCGAAAACTTTTTTCGAATGGTATACAGTTCATGAGGATAAGATAGATCAATATCGAAAATCTCTGCAATTAAATATTTTTTCAGCAATAGAAATGCTAAGACAACAATATGATACAGTTATGTTAATGCCAGTAAAAAGATTTTATGACATGTTAAAATGGAAATCAGAACTTGAAGAAGAAAGATCAAAATTAATGCAGGAAAAAGCACAACAATTCCAAGCACAACAAAAACAAAAGAGTAAAAGATAATGGCAAATATTCTAGAAAGATTTAATAAATATTCTGTAGGAACCAGCAATGCTGATGCAGATTATACATCAAAAATATCATCTAAAGGTGACTTTACTAGAATAGAAGGTCTTAAAGCCATTTTAAATTCTTGGAATAACATTCTTCTTACTCCTTTGAGATCTGTAGATAATGATCCAGAATATGGATGTGAATTGTATAAATATGTTTTTGCTCCACAAGATGAAGTTACCAGAGATCTTATTAAAAGAGAAGTATATCAAAGATTATTTTACTATGATGACAGAGCAAATATTCAAGATGTCCAAGTTGGTTATTTAAAAGATAGAAAAGGATTTTACTTAAATATCTTTATTAACTATAAGGGACAAAAAGATAATCTTCAAGTTTTTATTGATGAAAATAAATACTTCAATGCTGTTCAGTCATAAGGGATAAAAAATGGATTTATACTATTCTGTTCTTAAACATTATAAAGGATTGTTTAAGAAGAGGCATGTTCGAAATACACACACATTAATGGTTCCTATAAGTCAAACACATAGTTTATATTTAGTTTTAGTTGGAAGATCAACTGAAGATGATACGATTTTTTATGCTCAATTAGTTAAAAAAATTCCAAACGATATTGTTGAAGACTTGCTAAATGCAGAAATTGATTATTTTGAAGAAAGATTCTCTGTATTAGAAAAAATTTCTTGTTCTGCATCTAAAATGAATGATATTTATATTACTAAAATTAATAACAAAGGAAAATATATAAAATCAAATATTTTAACAACATTTAATGAAGAAGAGAGTACAAATAAAAGAAGAATATATGTAATAAAAGCAAAAATAGATTTAGAATTAACTGATGCAATAACACCTGAGAATTTAGGAATGGTAGCAGCAAAGATAATGGCAAAATTTGGAGATTTGGATAGAATAAAGGTTTAAAAAGAACAGGAGGATTAAAATAACATGTTAGACAAAAAGTTAGTTGAATCAGCATGCAAGAAAATGATACTAACGGCTGTAATGGAAAGTGAAACTCTTTCTAAAAAACTTTCACTAGAAGAACACACCAAGCTATGTGAGAAAGTTCTTGAAATGAAGTATAGCGAAGTTCTTCCTTTGGTTTTTGGTGGTGATCCACTCCCAACAAATGAAGCAGAAGGAATGAGAGATTATGAAAGTAAATTTAAAAGAGCCGTGAAGTATGGTGTTGCTGGTGGAGCTGGTAGTTATGCTACTAGAAAAGCTGTTGGGAAAGCAACAGGTAAAAGCCTTACAGGACTAAAAGGTGTTGCACATCCAATTACTAAAACAAAATGGGGAGTAATTGGTTCTGGTCTTGGTATGGCAGCATATTATCTATACAGAAAACTCTCTGATCCTTGTAGAGCAAAAGCTGCTCTATCAACAGGAACAGCTGGTGAAAAAGCTACTATTAAACATCAATGTCAAGCTGAAGCATCAAAGAGAGTTATTTCGCAACTGAATTCTCAATTATCTAAATGTGATAATACCAAAAATCCAGAAAAGTGTAAGAAGGGAATTCAGAAAGAACTTGGTGTTTGGAAGAAGAGACTTCAGAATGAGTTAATTAGCCTTGCAAAAGCAAAACGCCAGGCATAATTAAACATGAAATTATTATCTTCTTATCTAAAATTTCTTTCTAATACTAACCAACTGTTATCCGAACAAGAAGAACAATTAGCTAGAAGATTAGCAAAATACATTATGTTAATGGCAGATGACGTTCTACTATTACTTAGTAAAAAAAGAGCTGTCATTAAACAGTATGGTCAAAACTCTGAGATAGTTAAAAAAATATCAGATGAGATTGAAGATAAGAAAAAGAAAATAGAAAAAGCAAAACAAAAACTAAAACTCTTAAAGGCAAAGAAATAAATGCAATTATATGGAAGATTGTATGAGTACATAAATGAGTATTGGAAACTAATACATGATACTTATGCTGTCCATGCAATTCCATTTTTAGTAAGTTATTACCATATTAATAAACAAGCAACAATTTGGGATAAGACATACATGATGGGTGGTTCATATGAGAAATTTGGTGAACTAACTGGAATGAAATGGGATAAATATTTACTACTCCCTGTATTTTATGTTGAAGAAACATTTACAATTTTTGATGCCCAAGAAATTGGATATGTAAACGAAGGTGAATCTGGTTTAGTAGTTCCTTCGAATTATGGTTTTATCCCTTTAGCAAATGATATGGTTAAATTTAATGTTGATTATTTAAGTAATAGGTTACCAGATCCAAGTAGTATATTTGCTGTTACTGGTTTACAACATCATCCTGGTATGGATAAGTCATACTGGAAATTAAAATTATCTGTTGAGCAGTCAGCAAATACAGAAATTATTGATAGACAAGTTGAGAATACATATGTATTTTATGACTATGATAAGAAGATGCATACTGTTCATGATTCAGCATCAATGACAAAAATGTTATCTAAACACAATACTTTGAAAGGAAGACTAAAAAATCTTTTCGATCAGAACTCTGGTTTTTATTTTGTCTAAAGGGAGTCGACTAAATGGCAAATAGCACAATGTCTGACCAAATCTATCTATCCAGAGATCAGGTCAGAAACCAAATTGTAGAGTTTGCAAAATACTATTTAGAGTTAGAAAATATAGTATTAGCTAAATCTTCATTTTTATCATTTGTAATTAGTACATTATCAACACTGACTTCAAATCTCCTGTTCTATGAAACTTCAGTATATAGAGAGTTCTTTTTAACTACAGCTCAGCTTCCAGAATCAGTTCTAAATCTCTCAGCATTTTTGGGTTATAATACTAAAGAAGCTGAGTATGCGACAGTCAATGTTTTGATGACTATTCCATTTGGATTTGAAGATTCTCATGCTACTTTTACTATTCCAGAGGCTTTTAAATTTTATGGTGGAGATGTTACATTTCAAACATATTATAAAGCAGATGTAAATGTATACAATAATTCATATGTAACTCTAGTTATTACAGAAGGAAACAAGGTTTATTCTCTTCCTGTAAACATAGACACTACATCATCAACACCTGTATTTGAGTTTGTACTTCCTTTGAGGCAATATAAAAAGGTTATTCAAGAATTTCAGATTGATAGCGATCTTCAAATTTATCAATTTACTACAATTGATGTTCCTCTATCAGGAAAAGTCTCAGAAATGTTTGTTGAAGTTAAAGACCCAGATGGTACGTCGTGGAGATTATATACTGAATTTCAAAGTTTATATTTAATGACGTCTACAGATTATGGATACGTTTCTCGGAGAACCTCTTTTGGAAGAAGGTTATACTTTGGTAATGGATTAATTGGTGTTCAACCACTTCCTGGATCTACTGTCAGAGTTACAGTATATGAAACAGAGGGAGCTGACGGAAATGTAATAGCTGGATCAATTGTATCTGGTGATAGAATTTATACTACAACATTAGCTGGATATACTAGAATTCTTAGTTATTCTGTTGTTAATACATCTGATGCTTTTGGAGGAGAAGACGAAGAATCAATAGAAGAAGTCAGATCCAATGCAATAGCAAGTTTGACAGCTCTTGGTCGTTTGGTTTCAGAAACAGACTACAAAGCAGCTAGTGTCGTAATTCCTGATTCTCCATTAGCAGCATCATCAATTCCTGTTTTGAAAAGATCTGATGTAAAAGTTAACGAAGTTCAGTTATTTACATCTATTATTTTTAATAATGAAATAGTTCCAACAAGAAATGTAAAATTAGAAACAGATCCTTCAGTTTTATATATTCCAAGAGAAACAATAATTATAGATGATGGTGAACAATATTATACGGTATTTGACATAACTGTCGACCAATTAAACAAGAGTGCATACTACTATTATATAATGTATGAAATTGAACAGATACCAACTCTTATTACAAGCTACGGAACAACATATGAGTTATATGCTACATTAGTAGTTGTTGGAAAAGTTGGAAGTACAGCATCAATATATTTATACTATTCATCAGATGAGATTGATTTTAATATTTGTGAATGTGAAATTACAATTTTACAAACTAATCAAAAGTTTACAATGACAAATGATTTCGCAAATAAAAGATTTGTATATACATTTGATCCATATACATTGATTCCAGAGGGAGATTTAACATATTATTTTACAATTTCTAGATCATCATCTCCGTTTGGTCAATATTCTGCAAAGTTTACATTTAGAAGATCATTGAAAGATTTTATGATATCAAATATGGAACTGGATTCCACAAGTGAAATTATATATGATATTCCATGTGTAAGAAAAAGTTATTACGATGATATAGACAAAAGAGACTTTGAAACCCAGGTGTTACAAAAATTAGTTGAGACTATGACATTTTATAACTATAGAATGTTAACAGATTTTACTAATCTAAAGTTTATTAATACTTGGGGAACAATGGAAAACATGCAACACAACGAAGTTACTAAACTTCCCGTAATTGATATTCAATGTAATCCACCATTAATAGGTGATTCCGGTGATAGATATATTGTAGCAAATGACCCAGTAGTTGGTAGTACTTGGGAAGGACATAATAATCAGTTTGCAACAATAAGTGATTCAACATCAATGGTATGGTCATTCATAGATCCATCAAGTAATGATATTGTATATATAGAAAATCAAGATAAAAAATATATTTACAATGGATCTAAATGGGTATATCCAGTATATCAAATTCCATTAAATTTAGAAATTGAAATTTTTAAATCTACCACGTATTCAGGATCAGACGTTGATTTAGCCAACACAGTAAAGAGTGTTGTGTATAGTGTATTTTCACAATTCTTTGGTGCAAATGCTCCACTATATAGATCAGAATTACTTGGTGTTATTCAGTCAATTGATGGTGTTTCATATTGTAGCTTAATCAAACCTGAGTCAGATATTTTCTTTAATTTTGATCTAGATACATTTACTCAAGATCAACTCTTAGTTTATGGACCAGAATATTTATACTTCTCAGAAAATAACATTTCGGTGAGGGTAATTTAATGAATAAAATAACAGAATCTTATTTGGAATATATTAACGAAACACAAATACCACAACAATTGATAACTGTAGCACTATCACTCGGAATTCTTTATTATATAAGAAAACAAGATGCTAAGTTGGGAGCATGTTTTAAACAAGTAGATATGTTACGAAAAAGTGGAAAAGTTGATAAAGGTTTTAATAATAGAAGGATAGCTATTTTTACATGTAGAATTAAGTTTTGTGAAAATATTTTACAAACTCTCAGATCTAATAGGAACAAATGTGAAAATTCTCCAGATAAAGATAGATGTTATAGAAGTGTTGATAATGAAATTTATAAATTTCAAAAGTTACTTGATAGATATACAAAGTCCAGAAAAAAAGTTCAAGATAATAAGTTCAGTCTTGTACGATACTATTGAGGAATCAGATAATACCGACGAGGGTGTTAAGGTGTTTAGCGATAATGATGTGGAAGGATAGTGTAATGAAAGAATTATTAGAAAAGAGTAAAGTTGATAAAACTAGATTAAAGTCTTATATTACTCAAAGAGTTGCATATGAATTGTCAGCATTATCCGAACCTTGTTATTATCCATCTCTTAAAAAAGACTTTTTTGAAATGCTTGCGATGTGTGGTTTAACTGAAAGAGATGTTAAAAGTCATGTAAAGAAATTCTATGCTGGAACAAAAGCAGCAGGATTTTTATTACAACAAGATCCACAAAGAAACTTTCTTATCTTTATGATGCATTATTTTATACATCAAAGAGATACTGCATCATTTATTACAACAATGGTATATACTACAGTTAGAGAATATACTAACTATATGAGTAGTAATCTTCCATATTGTAACCCAGCAATCTTTTCAGCATCTCTCGACAGGATTGCAAGAACACATTTATTTGCAAGAGAGAAGACAGTTCCAAATGCTCTATATTATTTAGCACAGGAATTGACAAAAAGATACTCAACAATTATAGCTGAAGCTACACCAGATGGAATTGCAAAATTTATTACTGAGTCAAGACATAGAGTTGCTCAAAGTGTCAGGGGATTTTTAAGAACTTACTATGACTTAAGTAAGTCTGGTATTGGATATAAATCACCACAAGAAACTGAAACTGGTGAGGAATATCAATACGATTCAATGGAAAAAGGTGAAAGATTAGTAAGTGAGATTACAAAGAAAATTACTGTTTATAGAGAAATAGATAGAAAGGCAATTGAAGATTCAAGGGCTTTAACAAAAATAAGCACATCTCTTGCAACTCTTCTTATTAATGAACTAAGTGATGTAAAATATTCAGATAATGTTAGAAGCATTTTGTTATTTTTTATTAAGGATTTAAAGAATGTTAAATCAATTTGTGGAAGTGCATATTTTACATATGTAAGAGATTTAATGGCAACTAAAAGAACAAATAAAACTATTTATTTCAAACAACAAGTTGGTGAGCTATTAGAAAAACTTCTTGACGAAATAGGATATAAGAATAGATTTAACAAGTTAAGTTCACAAACACAATTCTTAATCAGTCTTTTTCTCGCCTATTATATAACAATGGTAATGAGAAATTCCATTTGTTAATCTTACCTCTTTATAAATGATAATCCAGTATTTATAGCATTTGTCATTGCAGTTGATGCAGATGTAGACATTTCTTTTAGTTTTTGTTGTGTATTTGCAGCATAAGTTGTAGCAGTTTTAATTCCTTCCTCAAATCTTTCAGATGCTGTTTTTTCTGCAAGTTCTCCTGTAGTAGTTGTACCACCTGCATCTATAGCAATTTCATCCATACTTCTACTTCTCAAATCAGATGTTGGTGGAGCAACAGGAAGTTTTCCCTCAGATTCATCAATTATATCTTCTTCAATAATTGACTCATGTAAATCAATTCTTTCAGTATCTGTTTCATATGGATCTTCTGCTGTAGGAGGAATAGTTTTAGATATAGTTGAAGTTAATTGTATTTCTGGAATTATACCAGATCTATCACTAAATTCGTAAACTGGAGCAAGAGTTTCTTCACCTCTCAAAGTTTCCAAATAAGATTTTAATGTTGGTCTATCTAAATCATCTTTTCCCCCAGCAATCAAACTACTATATAAATTCACAAAATCAATTCTAACATCTACTTGACTCAGTCTCTGATTCCAAGCAATTTGATTCTGATCTCCACCCTTTGAAACAGAAATATTTGTGATTGCACCTGCCTTAATATCAAATAATCCTTTACATGTTATTCTATGGAAATATGGCCAATAGTATGTTTCACCAGATTCATCAGATTGTGGCAATGCTAATAACATCATTAGCGCTAGTGGACCAATAATATACTGATTAGTTACATCTAAACTTCCTGGTTTAGGATTAAATAATTTTATATTAATTGAATAAGAAGAGTTAAAAACACTATTTTTCCAGATCATTGGAAAATCAACTCTTTGCCCTCCTAACATTTTACTAACTAATCCCGCACCTCCAGCACCAGCACCTTGCATTCCACCAGCTTGTTTGTTTTTATTTACCCAACTTTCTAATTCTCCAGCTTTTGTAGTTAACATTCCTCCAACTGTTGCACCAATACCACCAAATTCTGTAAGACCCCTTCCTATCTTTTTAGCAGCTTCCATTGCATTATTTGTATTGGTCATTTGCATTAACTCACCAACACCTTCAGATGCAACATCTGCCATTTTATTTAAGAATGTTTCTCCATATTCATTAGAGAATGAATCAGTTGGAAAACTTTCAGCTTGAAAAGCTAATCTAATTGGATTTGGAGCTGAAAATCCAAATTCAGCTAATTTTGCATCAAAGTTATCTTCTGTCTTTGCAGCATTTCTAGCAGATTCTAGAGAGTATATATTTATTGGACTTTTTCCACTGGATGGAATACATGGTATAATTTCTAACACAGGCATTGTATTTCTTTTTAAATTATTTCCAGGAGCAAGACTTCCATCTGGAGGTAATCCAATAACATCTAGAAGTTTAATCATTTAGATATCTCCATTAACCAAAGTTTCCAGTAAGAATATTTTGTAACATTGGATCTGTTTGACCTGTACTTGATCCACCACCTTGTTTATTACTAACTGCATTTTGAACAGCATTAGAAATTACATTTGTCATATTAACAAGAACTGTACTCGTTTCTCGTCCAAATCCACTTAGAGCACCCCTCAATGCTGCAGAATTAGCTCCAACTGTACTTGCTAACATATCTGCTCCAGCAAATGCATCACCGACTTGCATTCTTGCAATATCTTTTTGAGACATTTTAACAGCTGGCCATGCATCTCCAATTTGAGCTCCTTTAGCAAGCTCAAGATGCCACCCTTCTGTTTTTCTTCCTGGACCCCCTCCCCATGGTGGGTACATTGGTCTATAGAATCCATATTTCTCCATTAAACCAGATGCATAGAGTTGATTTGCTTGCGCAGTATCAATATCCATTGCCATTCCTTTCTCGTGCCTTGAACGACCTGGGGGTGCAGCAAGGTGAGGTTTCATGGCATACAGTCTTGCTTGCTCTTCTGAAGATCTAAATGCATCTGTAACAGTAATTTTCTTTCCTGTTTGATCCATATATTCTTTTGCCATTCCAGCAAATCTAGATGCAAACTCAGGATTCATTCCTTCAAGATGAACACCTTTACCAGCTCTCTGAACAACAGCATCTGTTAATGATGCAGTTCCTCCAGCCAAGAATTGGGCTGCATGTTGAACTAAAGCTTTATTTGAATCTTCTATAACAGCTTGAGCTTTAGTTGGTGTTACTGCTGGTGTAAATAATGATGGGGCTGCTCCAGCAACAGTTGTTGCAGTACCTGCAATTCCACCAATTCCTGCCATAGTTTTCTTATCTTCCATTTCTTCTTTAACTATTTTTCCAACAACACTATATCCTTCAAGAATAGCATTTCGGATCATTAAAGCATCTTCAGTACTTGCACCTAGGGCAGAAACTCTAGCTGCTGTTCTTGGATATGCATCTCCAGCCATTGGAATTGCTTCTCCAGTTCCTGCTGCGCCATACGACTCTGGACTATATTCTCTTCCAGCAGTAGATGAAATCATTGCTGAAATCCAACCAAATAATCCTTTTTCTGCAATCTCTTTTCTTTGTTCTTTTAACCAATCAACTGCTTTACCAAAGATAGAAGCAACCATATCACAGAAATCCATTATAAGATTTACAACTGGATTTATAGCTTTTGCTATTCTCTCACCACCAATAAATCCAAGAATTGCTCCAATAGCACCACCAATTGCTGCTCCCTTTGGTCCAGCAATTGAGAATCCAAATCCTATTCCCTTTATTGCTCCATGCATTAATCCTTCAAATCCACTTTTAGTTCCTCCCAGAAATGCACCAATTCCAGATGATATATCTTCAGATTTTCCCGCTCCTTCTCCAAACCACTCCTTACTTTTTGACAACCCTTCCAACATATCAATTATTCCAGTTATTGCACCAGCTGCAGCTCCACCAAGTCTTCCAATTTTTCCTAAAAATTTTAGACCACCAAGATGCTTAAATAATTGAGCAAATAAGCTTACTCCTTTTCCTATTGTTGAGACAAGACCACTAATAGCTGGCATAACAAACAATAAAACTACATCTTTAATTGCACCAGTAACGTCTTTAATAGTTTTAAAACCAGTTTTTAAAATTACTGGTATTGATTTTAATGTATACCATGCTGCCTTAAATGGAAATGTTGCAATTGCTTTAGTCCATTGCCACATAGATTTAGCAATAGATTTTGTAGTATTTGCAATAGAATCTATTTTTTCTTTCATTTCCGCAGTTAGTTCAGCAGGTGTCTTTCTATACCTTGTAATTGCTGCTTTGAATTTCTCTCCTTTCTCTCGTATTACGTCTCTAAAATTAACAGCTTTTGATTGCATTAACTTTGCTTTTGCTGAACCAACAGCTTCTGAAATCATTGCATATGCTTCTTGTGGAGAACTTGCAAATCTCAATATATTTGATATGATACTCCTACTTTTTTCTTTAGTATCTTCTTTAACTTTTCCACCCTTTCCCTTACCAAAAAATTTTCCAACCATTGGAATCTTACTTGCCATATCAGAAATTCTATCTCTTAAGATTCTTCCCGTCTCTTTAGCTGCTTCTTTTATCCCCTCAGATTTATATTTAATCCATATGGAAGAAACTTTTAGATCATCTGCTTTCGTAGTTGGATTCGCCATACTGGGAATAGTTGGTTCAGCTCCGGTAAGACCCTTAATTAAAGTTGCTAAGTGATGAATAATAACATCTAATTTGTACATTCCATGTGTAAATATCAATCCTAGAATAGAAGTTACACTACCCAAACTTGCTGAACCTTCTGGAAGAAGCTTTCTATATTTTCCTCTTGCTTTTGTAAAAAATGTTCTAACTGTAGACAAAATTTTTTGTGTTGCTAAGTATCCCCTGACCAATGGAATATCCATAAAAGCTTTTGTCAATCTCTGCCCAAACTCGCTTTTTGCTCCAGTAAGACCATATCTCAACAATCTTAATTCATCTATTATTCTTTTATTATCTTCTTTTGCCATTGCAAAAGAGTCTCTCAAAGTTTTCAAAAATTTATCAACAGGAATAACAACTTCTGCAGCATGTAATCTTGCAATACCCCCCTTTTCAACATATCCACCAGCTTGAAGTGCAGGAATCTTTCTGGGTCTTTCTTTTATTTCTCTTATTCTCTCTCTTCCTCTTTTTCCAAATCCAAAAAAGTCTTTTATACCTTCTACCATTCTTGAAAACATTATTTTAAATCTATCAGAAACAGATGAGAATACATCGTGAAATTTACTTCTTACTTTTTCTGCCATGTTTTTAAACACAGCTGTTTCAAAAAACTTAGATGTAAAATAACCAAGAATAGGAGAAGACTTTGCAATTGCCATTGCTACAACATTTTGTTTATTAATACTTATGTCAGAACTTATAGCTTCACCATATTGTTGTACTGCTTCTTTTGTGGCCCTTGCAGTTTCTACTGTAATCTTTTTTACACCTTGAGATAGATTATCTACAACATATCCAAGTTTCTTTAAAATTTCATTCACTGAGTTAGTTATCTCTTTTACATCTTTACTTTCAGCTAATGGGGTTCTCTTATTCTTTCCCAAATTCTTTTGTTCTTCTAATTGTTTAACCATTAACGTATTAATATTTCTAGACATTTGCTGTTGTTTTTTTGCCGATTCACTCGCATTCTTCATAATTTTGGACATGGAATTGATTTGATTTGCTCTATCTATTTTAGGTGGTCCAGTTGGTGGTTTATCCTTAGGTGCCATTTATTACACATCTCCATTAATCGTTGTTTATTTCCTTTCCTGTTGATAAATTCTTAACTGAGTCTAAATAATTCGTATTTTCATCTTCGGGTTTAGCTTTATCAGAAATTCCCCTTATTTTATCAACAACATTAAACTCATCTGCCGCAGACGAAGCAGCCATAATTCCATCATCAATTCTCTGTTCTAAATAGATTTTATCTAATATCTCACTTATTTTTTGAAGAATATTACTCATTATAGTGTTGGTTTTCCTTGTGCAATTCTAATTTGCTTTTCAAACTTATCCTTACAAAGTCTAGGATTTTTGGTTCTTCCACACTTAGTCATAGCATATTTTAGAGCCTGAACCTGTTCTCTCCTTGCAGTAACAGGATCTTTCCCTTGCTTTCTAAGAGTTCTATATGTTTGAGCAGCATAATAGATTGCAGCAGCAAGAAGAGTTCCAACTGCTAAATTCTTAGCTGAAAGAGTTTTAGGATTGATAAGTGGTTTCTTTCCACCTTTGAATGACTTTTTCCAATTACTATATAACTTCTTATCAATATCAGGATTAAACTCAGCTAGAATATCTTCACAAATTCTATCAGATTCATTACATTCTTCAATTTCCTCTTCCTCTTCTGTAGTAACTTTTAACGCTGCTCCATCTTTATCCATGCGACATTCTTCAAGATCTTCCTCATCTTGCTCAAGAAGGAGATTAGCATCAGTAAATTTATCACCATACTCTTGTATAAACATTCTAACAATAGCTTCGTTTTCAAAAATAGTTCCCATATATTTTTCCTCTCTAAGTCTTTTTTGTAATTTTTTAATCTGATTTTGTATTTTTACTTTACATAAAATATTATTACACTTAGTTATAGAAGCAGCCAATTTATTAATTCTATTTTCTATATCTTTTTCAGCTGCTGTTATAACAGGTTCAGCTACCTTTCTAATTTGTTTATTTAACTGAGCTTTTGGTCCACCAGTATGTGTTAATTCATCTTCTATTTTTCCAACATACTTTGAAATTGTATCTGGCATTTTACATTCCTCTAACTAAGGTTTTAATTGCACTATAAACCTTTGTGTTAGTCTTAGTTTCTGAATAAATACATATAGTTTCTGAAACAGTGATTAGTTCTTGAATGCATAAATTATCAGTAACTCGTATTCCATATGTAGTTTTATATGCAGTATAAATTGGTTTTATAATATGAATAAATCTCTTAAAGTTATTTTTAAATGCTGTCATACTAGTCAAGAAAACTTTTATCAAAGAACAATACTCAACGAGAGTTTTTTCAAATAGTTCTTTTTTCATTTCTGTATGATCTTTAAATGTTTCATGTAGAATACTATAGTAATTATTAATATCTTTCATTGAATATCTAGATGAAAACTCAAGTGAATATATAAACTGAACAATTGGAAATACATCAACTTTGTCTTTTAGTTTAAAAATATCCTTAAAATAGTTATAGTAAAATGGTTCTAGTTCTGATCTAAAAATATTGACAAAATCTGTATTTCTTCCAGCAATCATATGCATAAGTTCATGAATTGTATATTTTGCTAATGCCAATCTTGAGTTAGATTCAAAATAATTGTTATTATTATTTGTAACTATATAAATCTTTTTAGACTCATGTGTATAAAAACCTAAAATTCCATGTAAAGCAATTAACTCATGATTTGGATTAATAGTTTTATGAACTATATATGATAGTAAACTCTTATTTACTAAACACGGAACTATCAATCCTCTATTTACTAGATGAGTAATTTCAGTAATTATCGGTCTTGTTTTTGGTGATTCAGCTAATGCTGTCAAAAACTGTTTCTTCAAAAATGGAGCTGAATATAATTTTTCTCCATTGAGTTCTGCTACAACTCTAGAAACTATGGGTACTGGAGCTGCCATAAACTCGTTAATTTTTTTCATATTTATCCTCTATACATCCCAAGAATATCTGCAAATCCCTTTACATCCCCTTCTTCAATTTTCTTTCTTATATCTTTTATTACTTGAGAATTTTGTGGTAAGTGATCATCTTTTCTTACATGTTTATTATCAGTATTCATATTCATAATGTCAGATAAGAAATTACCTGCTTCAGATCCTTGTAGATTTATTGCTAATGGTGGATCCCACTTTCTAACATAAAATGCAAGAGCAGAAGAAAGAGCTATATCGTCAGTACAACCAATGTCAGCTTCAACTTTTCCGTTTGGTTTACTAACTAAACCAACTAATTCAAGGGCTAATCTTCTAGATTTAACCATTTCTGGGAACTGTGTTACATATGAATACAGAGCATCAATCATCAATGGTCTTGTTTTTACGTTTGTGTTTAGACCTGGTGTTACTCGGTCTCCAATCTTTTGTTTGTATAACATGTTAGAATATTCACTATTATTAACATGTTCAACAACTTGGTTTCCATATGAGTTATTTTCAACTACAATGCATGCATTTGGATAGTTTCCACAAACATACATTACAACCTTAATGAAATCAAGAACTTGACATTTTCCTTGATATTCCCATACTTGCTCAAGAGTTTCAAAATCCCAAACTGAGATGGCGGACTTATCCTCTCCATGTTCAGGGGCAGTATCTATACCAATAATATAAAATTTTCCCGGTTCTTGATCTTTAAATTTCCAAATTTCTCCATTAAATAGTTTAAATACTTCTCGTGGTTCAGTAACAAGTTCTTGTAAAACCATACATGTTTTTTCGTCGAAGAATGATCCACTAGTTGGTAAGAACTTCAGTTCAAGCTCTTGTTGAATCTTCCTTGGATCATTATCAAACATGCGGCATTGATTACTATACCATTCAGGATCACTTGCCAATTCCTGAACTTGTTTCCAGTGAATAATAAATGGTTTAAAAATATCTGATCCTGAACAAGCAGACATATACTTAGAGTAAAACCATTTACCTGTTCCAACTGTTTTATTTGGAGTAGAAAGAATAATAGTACCATGAGGAATTCCTCTTCTTCTTGCATGCCTTTGGCTAGTTGCAAGAGCTGGTACCATACTAGTCCATGCATCTTCAACATACTCAATAAATGCAGCTTCGTCGATAATAAGGAAAGTAATAGCCTTACCACGAAGAGTTTTTGATGGAGCTTTTGGGTTTACTGTAGCTGCAAATACTTTTGATCCATTTGTCAAAATGAATGACTGCTCAGTATATTTATCGAATCCTGGACCACTTGCTCCCTTCTTTGGTTTCATCCAAGAAGGTAATTTTTCAATCATTCCCCTGATTGAACGAGCGAAGTCTGTTGCTTCTTTTCCATCCTTTGAAATAATACCAATAACAACGTTATCATAAAAGTTAGTTAACCAAGCACAGTATGCTTGAAGAACAGTTGAAATACCAATCTGTCTTGATTTCAATACTAAAACATTCTTTTGCTTTTGGATAAGTTCACATAATTCTTTCTGTTTTTTATATGGGTGAAGCAACATATCTCCACCGGGAAGTTCAATATAAATATAGTTATTACAAAAATAGTCAAAGTCGTTTTTGCACTTTAAGAACTCTTGAACTTTCTCTTCTGCAAGATCCTTAGCTTTTTGAATGTTTGGATTGAGAGATTGAGTTTGCAATTATGTATACTCCATACGCAACTTATTTATAATTTGTTCTTAGAAACTATCTAAATGTGGTTATTAAAATATGTTTTTACAGATTTTGAAACAGCATCTGATATTGTTTCTATTATAAAGTCAGATCTCAAAGCTAATTCATCACTTCTGTTTACAATAATACCACATTCAATTAAAATACTTGGAATATCTGTTTTTAAAACAACTAAATCGTCATATCTATAAATACCAAGTTCCTTATTTAAAAATTCTCTATTTTCTCCTTGTATTGGTTCATTGTGATGATATGTTGGATAGAGTCCTTTTTTAGAAAAGTTTTCACCAACCAAAGTAGCAAACCTTAAACTATTCTTAAATTTTTCATTCTTCTTAGATACAAATATAGAATATCCACTAAACTTATCAGAGTATAAATATTCTTTTCCATTGTATATCCATTTTGATAAATATTTCTCTTGAACTGAATCATGGTGAATAGAAATAACTAAATCTGGATTCATTCTTTTTATTTCTGCAACTCTTTCATTTAGGGGCAAATTTACAGCTAAATAAACATCATAGTTCATATTAGCTAGTTTTTGCCCTATTGCTTTTGCAGTTAAAAGATTAAAAAGGATTTCTGGATTTCCTCTAGCACTTATAACACCAGGTTTATCAACTGTATGACCAGCATCAATTACGATGGTCTCAGCAAAAGAAGAAGTTACTAAACAAAATAATATCAGTAAAGATAAAAATATTTTTTTCATAAGTTCACCAACTATTTTAGATTCTGACTCTTTTAGCTATTGACTTAATAAAACGAGAAGCTCTTTGCAATGTAGTTTTTTCTACTCTTGGTTTTGCAAGAGCAGACAACAGTTCTTGTGTGGAAGATTGAATTTGTTTATTATTAGGATATTTATATGATAGTTTCTTTAGTGCAGAAATTGTACCGGATCTAATTTTATTTAATAATTTTGGATCAGATTTAACTTCTGGCATACTCAGTATCTGTGGAATTTTTTCTTTCATTGTTCCTAGTGTTTGTTTTACTGATCTTTTCTCTATTTTTCTTAGTTTTCTTGCTTTTTCGTATGGTTTAGCTAGATGGTATTCATATTCTCTTCCTTTTATAAATTTCTCTTTTTGATCTCCCCCATAAACTTTACTTGTGTATGACATATATTTTCTTTCTTTATTTAAAACAGACGGACTTCCGTGTGTTCCACCAACAGACTTTTGTAAATCTCCTTGCGCAATTACACCATATTTTTTCATAGATTTTGATGTTGCTCGTGCTTCGTCCGCTTCATGTCTTTTAATATATGGTTTTATCTTTAAATAATCCCCCCATGTTTTTATACCATATTGAGTTTTTAGAATAGATGGAAGATTTGCTGGGGCATTTAAATCTACATTTTTTGGTACTTCTGGTAAATGAATTCCCCTTAAATTTTTATCTAATAAGTATCCAGATGCTGTTACTGGTCCATGAATCTTTTGTAGTTCAGTACCCTTTCTTATTGGCATATTACTTTTTCTTCTTAATATTTTTGTACCATGTTCAAACCCTTTAAGATATTTTTTCTCTGGTTTCACTATTCCTGATTTTTTCAATCTTTCAATTTGTTCTGGAGATAATTTTCCAGAAGCAACCATTTGCTTCCATTTGCTTTTTTGTTCATCAATATCTTTAAATGTTTCATCTAGATATTCTAGATACTGTTCTAAAAGGTTCATTTATTTATCCTCTTTTTAACTTATAAAAGAATCTTTCCATTTCATCCTTCGTAGCCGTAGCTGTTCCAATCTTTCCAACTACAATTCCTGCTGCATGGTTTGCTAATACTGCTGCTTCAGGAAATGTTGCTCCAGATGCCATTGCTAGAGAAAATACACCAATAGCTGTATCACCAGCACCAGTAACATCATATACTTCTTGTGCTACAGTTGGAATAGTAACTGGTTTTTTATCTTGTTCAAATAGTGTCATTCCCTTTTCACCCCTAGTAATCAATAACGCTTTAAATCCATATCTATTCATTAATAGATTACCAGCTAAAATCATATCTTCTTCTTTTCGTATTTCTCTTCCAACAGCTTGTTCTAACTCGTTATGATTTGGAGTTACAACATCAAAATTTTGATAAATTTCAAACTCTTTCTTTTTTGGATCTACACAAACTATTACTTTACTATTTGTTTCAAATAAAAGCTGTTTTATTTTATATATTAAACTCTTAGTAACAACACCCTTATTATAATCTGAAATTACTATAGCACCGATCTCTCTAAGTTTAGTTCTTATATAATCAACTATATAGTTTTCAACTTCGTTATTAATTTCATCTCGATTTTCTTTATCATATCTAACTACTTGTTGGCTATGTGCTACTACTCTAGTTTTCTTAGTAGTTGGTCTTTCTGTATCAGTTACAATACCATTTGTATCACAAACAACTTTTGATATTTCATCCATTAACCACTTACCTGCAAGATCTTCACCAACAACTCCAGCAACATGAACCTTGCCCCCCATTGAAAAAATATTATTAATTACATTTGATGAACCACCAAGGTGATAACTTTCACTGGTTACTTCAACTACAGGTACTGGAGCTTCTGGAGAAATTCTTGATACATGACCACAAATGAAATGGTCAACCATCAAATCTCCAATAACCAAAACCTTTGACTTTGAAAACCTTTCAAAAATTTCAAACATTCTCTTTTTACTAATCATATTCAATCCTTTCTTATGACATTATTTTATCCCTTTTTTAAGCTTGAAAATGTAATATGATCTCTTTGATACATCAACTTTTCATTTTCAGAACTTATTCTTCCTAGTATGTACTTTTGTTTATCTATTATTTTTTTTATTGATCCATAATACCAATCATCTATTTTTCTACGAGCATCCATATTTTCATAAAAATCTAATTTTTTATCTTTAAGTTCCCTTTCTAATCTATCTCGTTTTTCTTTTAACTTTTTTTCTGCATTGATTACTCTATTCTGAACTAGAATTCTCTTTCTGTTGTTTTCTTCTATTTTCTTTTCAATAACAGATCTCTCATTATTTAACACCGCATTTTGTTTTAATCTTTCTTTATCGAATTTTTTAATTTCTTTCTTGCTTTTTAAATTATCATACTCTCCAGTTTTCTTTCTTATATCAGCTATACCAGTTTTGTTTGGTATTACTTTTTTTCCATATAAAGATTTAGAAGTAGTTACTAATTCTCTTTCTCTTCTTAAAACCTCATCTGATGCATGTTTTCCTTTACTACTTAAATCTCGCAAATCAAAATCATGCAAACCTGTCTTCTTCTGTTGTTTAAGTCTAATTCTAGCTTCATCAGCTTCATGTCTTTTAATTATAGCATTATCTCCAAATTCTTTCTTTTTTACACCACTTGCAAAATTAGCTGTAACTTTATTATCTACATCAGCAGTAACATGTGACCCATATCTATTAGATCCAATACTATATTTAACATCAACATTATGTTTCTTTAGTATATTTTTAGTTCCTTTTTCTACCGCATCTAACCAAGATCTTGCTGATTTAACAATTCCCTTTTTAGCTAGATATTCCTGTGCTCCACGAAAATCCCCCTTTTTTAACAAAGCTTTGACATATAACTTATCAGGACCAGGTCTAAACTGTTGGATTCTTTTTAGTTGTGATGGAGTAATTTTTCCAGCTCGCAATAGAGCGGTCCACTTATTTTCAACTAATTCTATTTCATCTAAATATTCTAAATATAATTTTAAACTATCCATTTTAACATTTTTCCCCATTATATTGTTTTATTCGTTCTCATTAAGTTCAATCTTACAGTTGTTTCCCAATCTTTTCTTCTAGAAAAATCTATATCTGATGACTTAAGAATATATTTTCCTGATAAATCAACATATTCTAATGTTTTAGTTATAACTTTTACAGGTTCTCCAACATTCATCAAATTTAATATTCTTAAGTTTCTTTCAATATTTATTGATATATTTGCAAGGCTAATTAGTTGTCTTGCATCCCTTGCTGTAGCCCATGTAGTAGATTTTTCATAACCAATATGATCTGGATTTATTTGACTTCTTGTTACGTTATCATCTATATTTAAATCTAGTTGATTATCTCTTCTACTTTGATATACAGCACCAGCAGTCTTAGATAGTTCATCTAGTTTATGTTCCACAACATGGTATAAAGTATCTTTTGGATTAACAACATATTTTATATCTTTTGCCATGAAAGCTACTTTAGTGTTGGCATTATAACTACTATCAACTGAATCATATGTATAGAAGTTTTTTCCGTCTTGAGCTTTTTCAAATACATCAGATTCTTTCTTATCAGTAGCCAATACGTAAATTGTAAATGTTTGATCTTTATTCATTCTCTCACTAAGATTATACACTTGAACCTTATTATCATATGTGCAGAATCCAAGATTTGATGCTCCATCAAATAGACCAAATGTATTATCTAAATATTCTATACATTTATACAATGTCATTGGTCTAATAAGAACTTGATCTATCTGCTCACCATTCGCTTTATTGTCGTCATATATTAACTGGGCATCTGTATTCTTACTAACTAAATCCTGAAAAATATCTTTAACTTTTTTCTCAAAATAAATTCCTGTAACCATTGTAGTCATTGTTTTATATGGTTTTCTACAAACAGCTACAATAGATAATAATCCTCGTTCTGTTTGGGAGGCTCTTCCTTCAGATAATTGTGTTTTTGGAGCAAAATTTGAAGTAGATGATAAATACATAAGATCCATATCTATCTGTTCTAAAGTTCCTTGAACTACATCACTGAGAAGAGTAACCCTTAATTTTATAGGATCTTTACCAAATAGTTTATCTAAAATAATATCGTTTGGATCGAGAAATAAATCCAATGTAACTGTTTGATATGCAGTTAAAAGAGAAGAAATAATTTTAACTTTTACCAAGTCAGCTGAATAATCTTTATCTTTAATAAAGAGTTGAATATCATATCCTCTAGATGGCCTTAACGATCGTTTATCCTGAACATTCTCAGGCATATTTTATCTCCTTACTTTATTTCTGGTTCACTCTCATCTCCATAGTCAGTTCCCCATTGTCCCTCTGTTCTATGCTGACCTTTACCTCTTCCCTCACCCTTTCCTTCACCAGGTCCTCCAGCTGGACATGGTTTTACATTTTTTCCGCCCCTTTTCCCGCCAGGTTTTCCTTCTCCTTTTCCTTCTCCTGACATTGGTCTTTCAATACCTCTCGGATTAACAGATTCTTCTACATCTCTAATTCCAAGTTCTTTCTTTCCTTCTTCTTCCATTTTCTTTAACCTAGTATAATAGTCAGGAAGTTCAGCTAGATGATCTTTTGCAATCTCTTTTGCAATGGCAGGATTATCAGTATGCTCTTTTTCAACTTCAATTCCCATAGCCAACTGTTTTGGATCAAATTTATCATCTGGTACATCTTTATGTTTTCCTACTCCCTTTGGAACTTCTTGTTCAGAAAGATATAATTCTAAAAACCTTGTTGTTAAGTTTATTTTTTTACTCATATTTCTTCTCCTCGCATAAACCACAGGTATTTATAATTTGTTCTAAAAAATAAACAAAAAAAGACCTGGAGAGAGAGGTAGACCAGGTCTTTTATAAGAGGACTATCGTCCCCTTGAACGGAGGGTTTTTAAAGCTCGTTCTAGCTCTACTGGTAGAACGAGAACCCTCTCGGCAATATTCTCCATGAGAATTTTTGCATTTAGATTCTTTTCAAGTGTTGAGAATCTGGTAATTGCAAGGAATAAATCCCATGCATTGATACTCTGATTTTGTTTCTTTAGTTCAGCAAGATATGTTGAAACTTCTTCTCTTCTTCTCTTTCCAACTTTTTCAACAACATCAAAAATTGATAAAAGAACATCTTCCTGAACCTGAGCACCAAAGTTCATTGAAATAAGATCTTTGATATTTGCAGTAAATGCTTGGAGATATCCACCAATATTACTAGATACTCTTGATCTAGCATACTCATGGTGCATTTGCTTCATTGAACATAGTGAGAATGTAAAACCATACATTCTATTTCTTGTTCCAGCTTCATACAATGAAAGACCAAATGTAACTTCTTTTGATCCTCTTCCATCATATGTATTTCGTACAGCGATGTGTGGATAAATATCACCAACTCTTGGATCTGACTGACCATTTTGAATAATGATTTCTTTTGACATTGATGTATATCTTGGCCAGTTCATGTAGTGTGTTTCTTGAAAGATTGGAGTTCCAACATCAGAAATAGATTGTTTAATTCTATTTACCATGATGTCATTTCCCTCAAAGTCATATAGATCAGAAACAAATCCTCCAAATCTATATTCAGCTCTATCAGTTAGTGGTTTTGCATATACAGCATAATAAGGAATCTCTCCTTCACTTGCTGCTGTAAGAGTTTCATATTTAACAAAGCTAATTGAATCTCTATATTCAAATACTCCACGAGCCGGAATTGTTAATCCTTTCTCTAAAGCTACTTCTGCAAATCCCATAATAAACTCCTTTATTGTGGGTGTTGATGGTCTTCCATTTATATTATTAACCCAGTAAGTATATCCTGTTCCATTACACTTACTACACTTTACCAATCTATCATCTTCTTGTACACGCTTTCTTGTATGTTTCCAATTATAATGAATCTCTCTGAGTTTTTCCAAAAGTCTCATTGCAGACATTACAATTCTAACTAATCCAAATCCTACTAATCCAAATCCAGTCATCCATAGAAATGCAGAACTACAGAATTCCAAAAAACTCCTGAAAAACTCATTGTCTTTATAATACCAAAAAACATAAAAAGTGGGTGATATCAAAAGGATATTTATTAAAACATTTCTTATGATTTTTTTCATGTTATTCTCCAACGAAAAAATAACCCACTAGAGGGTTTTAATCTCTAGTGGGTTTTTCAGAAGGACTACTACGCCATCTTGACAATCTGACTACTGGTACACATAATAGAATATCCATTTTCTCTAACTTTGTACATAGTACAATGGGAATCTCGAAGAACCTTTTCAATCACACCATTTCCAGATGATGTTAGAATACATCCAAAATAACTCGATGCACCTCTGGTGATGTAGTTTACTCTATCACCAACCTTGAATGGCAGTATTCTGTTGTCCACTTTCCCTGTTCCCATCTTCCTCATTTTTCCCTGTTCCCATCTTCCTCATTCTTCACTACTCCTCCTTCTAAGTATTTAACTATTATGTCTCCATGACATTTTTCTGGTTTACAATAACATCCCAACTTCTTTCCTTTTAAAGATAAAACTTGTCTTTTAAATCTTTCGTTTTTCAATTTCTTGTAAAAATCTCTTTCATATTTTTTAATAACTTCATCACGATCTCCATCTTTTCCAATTATATATGGATTTCCAAAAGGAGATCCCCTCCCAATATAAATATAATCTTTCCTGGGATATGTTTTAATGTTTATAACTATTGTCTTATGAACTTTGCTCATCTTTACTAACTACTCCCCTTTTTCCAGTGATTTGTTCAACCCAATCTAACCATCCAGATCCCTTACATTTTGGACAAATATCTAATCCTGTAACCCTTTGTTGATCTCTCGTTTTTAAATATAATTTGAAATCAACAATCTCTTTTATAAAGTTTACAGCAGATATTCCAACACAAAAAGATAATGGAATAGATAGAAGAAGAAGAATTACTCTTCTATTATCATTAAATATTTCTATCCAAATCATTATATTAAGTATAATCACTGGAATTATATATGAACCTTCAAATACAAGTTTTTTAATTCTAGTTTTCATTTAGAATCCTTTTTGTATATTTTATCAAAAAGTTCTCTATTTGATACCATCTTATCTAGTTTCCATACTGAGTAATCTTTTATCATTTTTTCATAACTCCAAATGCAGTTATAAAAAATATCCTGAATTGTAATATGTGTAAATCTTTCTCTGGGAAATGACATAACAAATTTTACCATCCATGGATCACCATTTTTTAATGAAGTCTCTATAAAATTATCAACTGTTTTTATGTGTTTTTTAATTACTAAATCTACCCATACTCTTCTAAAGGATCTTATCATTAGATAATTTCCAAGTAGAAATAACAATATTATCATTCCCCATCCAGCAAACAAATTATATGTTTTTGGATTTTGAATAATAAATGTAACTGTTAACATTATTCCTCCACTTCCCATTCCTCTAATTTAATTGTATCATGTGGATAATTATTCCAGCATGTAAAATCATCACTAGATAAGTTTTCAATCATTTTTTCATACATTCTTGTTCCGTGAGTTTCTTCTCCCTCTTCTTTTTTAATAAAGTCAATCAAAAATTTCCAATCTGAGACTAGCTTATCTCTCTCTTCATACATTAATTTTCTTGCTTTATCATATGTTTTTGCTATTCTTAAAACATATCCAAAATCGGCTGCTGATTTACAAATAAGATAAACCTTCATATTTCAACCTTGTGCTTTTGTTATTCCTTTTACCCAGTCAATTGTTCCATTTCCCTTACACCTATGACATCCAGATCCCTTACATGATCTACATATAATCATTCCTTGTTTTTTAAGTTCTGCATCCATTAAATCTAGTTTTACTTCTTTAACCATACAACACAGATGATATATACCACCAGAAAACATAAGTAAAGTAACTATTATAGAAAATGTATATCCAATAGGAACAATTAATGGTTCTACGTGCAATTTAATAGTCCCCCAGTGATCTTTAACTATATAAAAAATCAAAATCAAAAGGGGAGATAAAAAGAAAATACTTTTAATCGCGTTTTTAACATAAAATATTTTTCTTTTTTTATCCATAATCTCTCTCTTATTTTTTAAAAGAATGGTAGGCGGGGGAGGATTTGAACCTACCGTAGATGGCTTATAAGGCCACTATTCTACCACTGAATTACCCGCCCGTTTTCTTGTTTGATAATTATTTTTTGAAATTTTCTTTTTGGTTTCTTCTGTGTGAGATCTATTTCTAAATCTATATGTATCTGTTTTCCAATGACAGTTTAAACATATATATTCTAAATTATTTCTATTCCAGTTATTTCTGTTTCCATCCTTATGATGTATCTCAAAAGGACCTTTTCCTGTAATAGAATCTGTATACTCAAATCCACACAAATCACATTTGTTTTTCTTTTCTTCTATAAATATTTTCTTAGCTAGTTCTTTTGGAAGATTATTGAAACTAGTAGTTTTTAGTAATAATTCTCTTTTATGTTTATAATGTAAAAGTAAAGAATTTCTAATTTTTTCTATACTGTCTTTAGTGTGAGAATGAGATGTATATGTTTTTGTAACATTCTTCATTGATTCTTTAATCTTTTCTTTAAAATCATTATTATTAGTATAGAATTTAATTTTACATTCCATATTACAAAATTTTAAATTTTTAGTTTTTGAATTACACCATAAGCAGTTATTTAATTTTTTCTTACCACAAAAATTTTTATGGTAAGATAAATTATTTTTAAATTTGAATGATCTTCCACATTTACAAATAAACATAAATTCCCCATTAAAGTTCTCCGGTTAGGGGTCGAACCTAAATTCCAAGATCCAAAGTCTTGTATCCTACCAATTAGATGACCGGAGATTTTAGTATTATCTTGAAGTTTCAGACAATATCTTCTTGCATTTGTCCTATTTGCATTTCTACTGGAGCTTCACTATAAAGCTTTCTTGATGAATCTCTGGTTATTTCTATAACACAATTTTTCTTGAAGATTGAATTAATAACATGTTCTTGACATTGCCTGCAAATGTCAAGTTCTCCCACTACGCTTGAAAATTTTAGATCTAATACTATTTCTTTTCCCATATAAGAAACACGTAACAATCTTCGGTCTCTCATTGCATTATTAGAAGTTACTATCCCACAAATATCACACGTAAATACTCTCATTTTATCCTCCGAGCTTTAAACCTCATATAGATACCTCTTCCATCAAAATCAAATGGTGTAGAAATATCTTCGACTACAAATCTTCCTTCCAGCTCAAAATAATACTTTGCTCTCAATGGAGACCACAAACTAAGATGTGGTGAACTTGATTCATTCACAACTTCTGTGGTTACTAGAATATCATGGGCTGAAAATTCATCAATAGATAATTCTCTTTCTTTTAAGATCATGTGTGCTAGAATTTCAATGTTTGGAACAATAACATCTACATATCCACCAATCTCTACTGCTGTGGATAAGAGATAAATAAAGTATAGTAGTCTATCCAAAGGAATATGTTCCATAAATCTATAGACAACTATTCTATCAAATTTAACTCTATATTTTTCAAGAAATTCATATGCATCAAAATTAACATATTGAACTAATGATCTTGATTCTGGACTTATCTTCCATTCTTCGTGTTCTTCCTCTAATCTAGGATGCAAATCACTTTGCAAATACATAGTATCTAGATTTATTAGATAGTATGGATTATCAGGAAGATCTAATGGTTTGATTTTACCTCCAGCAATATTGAGAATGTTATCATCTCGTAATACCATTTACTTACCCCTTCAAAAATTCGTTATAGTAGATTATATCTATAATTCCAGCTTTTTTATCTACCACGGTGTTTGTTA